TGAAAATATTTTACAACCGGTGCGAGACCATTTTGGCAGAGTAACGGTGACCAGTTGCTATCGTAGCCCTGAGTTATGTGTAGCTATCGGCAGCAGTTTAACTTCACAGCATACTAAGGCAGAGGCTGTCGATTTCGAATGTCTGGGCACAGATAATGCTGAAGTCTTTGACTGGATCAAGGCAAACCTAGATTGGGACCAAATGATACTTGAGTTTTACACTCCTGGTGAACCAAACAGTGGGTGGGTCCATTGCAGCTACGTATCTGAAAATCCAAGAAAACAATTGTTGAGAGCTTTTAGAGAAGATGGTAAGGTTAAATATAAACCAATAATTGGTAACGCAAGAGATTTAATATAATATATTTAATTTTATTACTATGAAAATATTGATTGTAGGAGGTGGAAGTGCCGGTTGGATGACTGCTGCTACCCTAGAATCACAATTTCCAAATCATGAAATATCTTTAATAGAATCAAAAAATATAGCAACAGTCGGTGTAGGAGAAAGCACTCTTGGACAAATTTCAGATTGGATGCGTTTGCTTAAAATTGAAGATAATGATTTTATTAAACATGTAGAAGGTAGTTATAAATTAAGTATAAAATTTACAGATTTTTATAAAAAAGGTGAAGCTTTTCATTATCCCTTTGGTCTTCCTTCAATAACAGATGCTAAAGCAGGGACTAATGATTGGTGGTTTAAAAAAATATTATATCCAGAAACTCCATATTCAGATTATGCTAATTGCACATATCCACTTCAAATGGCTTTTGTAAACCAAAATAAATTTGATATAAACCAAGTTATAAGAGCATATCATTTTGATGCTACTAAGTTTGGTCTTTGGTTAAAAAATAATTATTGTAAAAAGATAAAACATATTGTTGATGATGTTGTTTCTATTGAACAAGATGAAAATGGAATTAAATCTTTAAATAATAAATACAAAGCAGATTTATATATTGATTGCACTGGTTTTAAATCTTTATTATTAGACAAGACTATAAAAGAACCCTTTGAATCTTACAGTGATATGCTACCTAATGATTCTGCTTGGGCTACAAAAATTCAATATAAAAATAAAGAAAAAGAATTGGTGCCTTACACAAATTGCACAGCAATAGAAAATGGTTGGGTTTGGAATATTCCTTTGTGGACACGAATAGGAACTGGATATGTTTATTCAAGTAAGTTTGTTGATGATGATACGGCTTTAAAACAATTTAAAAAACATCTAGGACAAGAAAATTTAGAATTTAAAAAAATAAAAATGCGTGTAGGTATTCACAATAGACTTTGGGTAAAAAACGTAGTTGCAATAGGACTATCTGCTGGATTTATTGAACCATTGGAAAGTAATGGATTATTTTCTGTTCATGAGTTTTTAATTAATTTAGTTAAAAATTTACAAAGAGATAAAATATCACAATGGGATAAAGATAATTTTAATTTTCAATGTAAACACATGTTTAGATGTTTTGCTGAATTTGTTGCTTTGCACTATGCATTATCTCATAGAGATGACACTGAATATTGGAAACATTGTTTAAATAAAAATTGGGATAAAAATTTAATAGATTTAGGTACAACAAATATTAAAGGTTTTTTAGATGCTGTTTACAGAAAAACTTATGATTATAAATATGATGATTTTTCAGGTCTACATTCTATAGCAGCAGGGATGCATTGGGCTCCGACAAGTAAAGAAACTTTAATAAAAAATGGAGGATTTAAAGAAGAAGATTTAAAAAATGTTTTTGATCCTTATGTAAAAAAATTAAATAATAGAGTAAAATTATGTGAAGAATCTATAAAAAATGTACCAAGTTTATTTGAGGTTTTAAGCAACATACATAAGTAAAGGAGAAAAAATGGCAATCACAAGAGGACAAATAAGCAAGCAAGTAGAAGGTAAATTAAGAGGTGCGAGAGATGAAAAAAAGAAAAAACAAAAAGTTATTGCATTACTTAAAAAAAAATCCAATTCTAAAAAAGCTAAGGTCTAGAATTTTTAGTCTCAGGGTGGTACAATCAAAAAAATTGTACAATAGAAAAAGGATTAAAAATAATGACAAAATTATGTTCTAGAGGTAAAGCTGCAGCAAAGCGTAAGTTTAAGGTATATCCCAGTGCATACGCTAACGCATACGCTAGTAAAATTTGTGCAGGTAAAATTAAAGACCCATCAGGTTTAAAAAGAAAAGATTTTAAAGGTCCTAAACCAGCTGGTAAAGTTTCTGGAGGAGAGGCTAAAATTAAAAAAGTTGCTGGTGCTTTACATAAAGCTTCAAGACTTCATAAAGCACAAGCTAAATCTTTAGATTCAATTGTAAAAGCTTCTGACGGAAAATTTGCACAAAATTTACAACCATATGACGGTAGCTATGTAAAAGGTAATTTGGCAGGTCACGAGGTTTCAAATAAAAGTCTTTCTAATTATTATAAAGGAATGATTGATGGGTAAGAAAAAAGGAATTGATATCACTGGTGCACTTAGTGCATTTGATAACGAATACGTTACTGAACCAAAAGCAGAATTAGGTGTAAAAAAAGGTGACAAAAAACTTGATGTAAGTGTATCAAAACCTTTTAGTAAAGTATCTAAAGAAAATCTTAATAGCACAATAGGAGCTACTTTTACTAAAGAGGGTAAAGATTCCTCTCTATCTTTAACTGGTTCTAAAACTGGTAAAAATAAAGAAGTTATTTTTTCATTTTCAAAAAGTTTTGACAAAGGTAATGAAGTTAAAAAAGGTAGAATGTTTACTGCTGCAGAAGTTAGAGCCTTAGATGAAGCTAAATCAGCAAAAAATTATAAAAAGAAAGATAGAATTAAATCTAGTGGTGATAAAGAAAGAATTCAATTAATGGGTACCAACTTAAAAAAATATACTAAAGGCGGAATGTGCCGAGGAGCAGGAGCAGCCATAAAAGGCACGAGTTTTAAAGGTATATTCTAATGGGACTAAAAAAATGGTTCAACGAAAAATGGGTAGACATTGGGGCACCGAAGAAGAATGGAAAATTTCAACCCTGTGGAAGGAAATCAGTAAGTGGATCAAAAAGAAAGTACCCAAAATGCGTCCCACTTGCAAAAGCCACACGAATGACAAAGTCAGAAAGGGCCTCTGCTGTCAGCAGAAAAAGAAGTAAGGCTCAAGGAGTCGGTGGTAAACCAACTAATGTCAGCACCTTTACCAAGAAGTATTATGGTGGTATGATAGAAATTTAAGGAGAATTATGGTTAAAAAAAAATACACCGCTGGTGCTGGACAAAAGTTTATACAAAAACGTCAGCTTTCAAGTCCATCCATGTTTCTTCAACTTTTAAAAAAAAGTATATTAGGAAAAAATTTAGGAGGAGAAATGTTAAAGAACCCAAAAAAAGCTGATCTAGATAAAGATGGAAAATTATCTAGCTATGAAAAAAAAAGAGGTATGGCAATAGAAAAAAATATGAAAGTAAAAAAAGCTAATGTTGGAATGGCTGCTAAAAAAGTTAGAGAAAAAGAAATGATGAAAGCATCTATGGGTAAATCTGTTAGAGGCTATGGTGCAGCTAGAACATCAGGCATGGGCTTACAAGATGAGAGTTTACCTCCAGGAAAATCTTTAGACTATTATAAAGATTTAATGTAATGAATTATGGCTACGTCAGGAACTACAGCATTCGATCTTCAGATCGATGATATTGTTGAGGAAGCATACGAAAGATGCGGTCTAAGAACTAATAGTGGTTATGACATACGTAGTGCAAGAAGAAGTTTAAATCTTTTATTTTCAGAGTGGGGTAATAGAGGTATTCATCTTTGGAAAGTAAAACTTAATCAAATTATTTTTACTGCAGGGGTTGCAACTTATTCAGTTCCAACTCAAGTTAACGATGTTCTTGAAGCTTACATATCTTCAACAGGGGCTGCTAACGGAACGTTATCAAGTGCTTTAACAAGTTCTGCTACAACTATTTCTTTGACAGATGCCTCTGGATTTGCATCAAGTGGCACTATTCAAATTGGACTTGAGTTTATAACTTACACTGGAAAATCTTCTAATGATTTAACGGGTGCAACTAGAGGAGCTAGAGGTTCAACGGCAGTGGCTCATGCTTCTGGAGTAGTAGTTCAAAATATATCAGGACAAGCGACTGCAGATACAAATGATATTGCTTTAACAAAAATTGATAGATCAGCTTACTCTGCTTTACCAAATAAATTATCTACAGGACAACCTTCTCAATATTATGTAGACCGACAGACACAACCAACAATAAGTGTTTACTTAGCACCTGATGCTTCTACATTTACAACTTTAAAATATTACTCTATTAACAGAATAGAGGATGCAGGAGCGTATACAAATAATCCAGATGTGCCTTTTAGATTTTTACCATGTATGTGTTCAGGTTTAGCTTATTATTTAGCTCAAAAAAAAGCACCAGATAGAATACAATTATTAAAACAACTTTATGAAGACGAATTATTAAGAGCTTTAAATGAAGATGGCTCTAGAACTTCTGTTTATATTTCACCACAAACTTATTTTGGAGATGGAGTATAATGAGTTACGCAAGAGGTAAAAGATCACAAGCTATTTCTGATAGATCAGGTCAAGCATTCCCTTACAGAGAAATGGTTAAAGAATGGAATGGTGCTTTAGTGCATATTAGTGAGTTTGAAGCTAAACATCCACAACTTGATCCACCTTATCATAAGCCTGATGCTATAGCCTTAAGAAATCCAAGGGTTATGAAATTTCAACAACCTTCTCAGGAATTTGCAAATGATCAAACAGTTTCAGATTCAGGAGGTGCAAGAGTTGGTGTAGCAAATCTAACATTACCAGGAGACTTTGCTTTTCAAACTCAAACTTTTCAAACAACAACAAATGGTTTAACAACTTCGGTTTCATCTATGGTTCCTGAAGACCCATCATTACAAAATAGAAGAAGACAACTTGATTCTATATTAGGTTCAATAACAGTGAGTATAACATAATGGCAATAACACACGCAAATTTTATAACTCAAGTAAGAAATTATACTGAAGTTGGTAGCACTGTTTTAACAGATGCAATCATTCAAGATTTTATTAGATCAGTTGAATTAGATATTGCGGGTAAAGTCGATTACGATGATTTAAGAAAATATGCTACATCTAATTTTACGGCAGCTAACAGATATGTAAGTTTACCATCAGACTTAATGATTATAAGATCTGTTCAAGTAATAACTGGTGGTACTAGAACATTTTTAGAAAAAAGAGACACAAGTTTTATATCAGAATTTAACAGTTCATCAGCTCAAGCCCTCCCAAAATATTGGGCTAATTGGGATGATTTCAATATATTAGTTGCTCCAATGCCTGATCAAGCTTATCAGGTTCAAATAAACTATATAATTGATCCTCCAAATTTTACTTCAACAAATGATACGTTTATTTCAAAATATCAGGAATCAATGTTATTACATGGTGTATTAGCAGAGGCATTCAGATTTTTAAAAGGACCTGATAATCTGTACAACCTCTATAATTCCAAGTATAATGAAGAAGTACAAAATTTTGCTCTGCAACAAATGGGCAGAAGAAGACGAGGAGAATATACAGATGGAGTGCCTCGAATAAAAGTAGACTCTCCATCACCATAAATTTAAAGGAGAACTATTATGGCAATAACAACTAATGCAATTTGTAATACTTTTAAAAAAGAGTTATTACAAGGTAAACATGACTTTGATACATCTTCAGATACATATAAACTGGCTATGTATACGTCAAACGCAACTTTAGGTGCGTCCACTCAAAACTATACTACTTCAAACGAAGTATCATCACCATCAGGATATACAGCAGGTGGTGGGACGCTTGTAAATCAAGGGGTTAAAGTTTCATCAGGAGTAGCGATAACTGACTTTGCTGATTTATCTTTTCAAAACGTAACTCTTACTGCAAGAGGTGCATTAATTTATAACACAACGACAGACGGTGGTTCAGGAACTACTGATGCAGTTGCTGTTTTAAATTTTGGAAGTGATAAGACTGCAACTTCTGGAACTTTCACTATTCAGTTTCCAGATTTCACAACCTCTGCTGCAATATTAAGAATAGCTTAAATTAAGGTCCTGGAGCTATGGCCACTTATACTTATACTGTAACCGTAGCTTCAGGCAATTTATATGGCGGTGGCACTGGCAACGTCTTTTATTTAGACGGAGTAAGAAATGCCACTGGTCCAGGAACGGTAACTTGGGTTGAGGGTGGCACACTTAGGTTTGATCAAAGTGATTCGTCAAACGATAATCACCCTTTAATTTTTTCAACAACAACAAGTCAAGCTCAAATAATTTCATCTGGAGTAACTTATTATCTAGATGGATCGAGCAATCAATCTGATTACACAAACACCACAACATTTAATGCTGCAACGACTCGTTATGTTGAAGTAACTCCATCATCTCAAACAGATTTTTATTATTTATGTTGGATTCATGGAATTGGTATGGGAGGAATTTTCGACATAACTTCTAATACTTGGGGAGCTATGAATTGGAATCAAGGAAGTTGGGCTGCTCAAGGTGAAGTAAATTTATCATTAACTGGTTCGTCACTAACACCTGCAATAGGAAGTGTTGTTGTAGATGGTGAGTTACAAGTTGGATGGGGTGGTGATACGTGGGGTGAAAATGAATGGGGTGATTTATCAGGATCACAACCTATTCTTGCAGGACAATCATTAAGTATAAGTTTAGGTTCAGTTACAGAAGCCGTAGTTGTCGATGTAAATGTAAGCGTTACAAATCTTGGTCAAATGGCTTTCGGTACTCCATCAGCAATCGGTGGAACTTCTATTTTAGAGCAACCTACAGGATTTGAGCTTTCTATATCAGGTGGTACACAAGTTGTTGGTATAGGTGTAGACGTAACTGGTGTTCAAGCAAACTCAAATATTGGAGCGATATCCATTGATGATACTACACTGACAGGCATTGGTTGGGGCAGAAGAACTTGGGGTAATTTAGCTTGGGGTGGTGCATATTCTGCACAAGCTTTAGGTCAACAATTAACTTCAA